CTTTGTACTACTCCCGGTCGGGATAGCGTTCCTGCTGTCCTTCGGGGAAGGCGTAGCTGTACCCACCATCAGGATCAGCGAATACCTATCGCTGGCATTGACCTTGGTGTTCTGGCTCGGCGTGATCTTTGAGTTACCGCTACTGATGTACTTGCTTGCCAAGCTGCGACTTGTCTCGTACCGGCGGTTCAAGAGGATCAGGAAATTCGTGCCTCCTGTAAGCATCATAGTTTCAGCGATCATCACGCCGACTTTTGATATCGTCAACCAGCTTTTGCTTGCCGCTCCCATCATTGTTTTGTACGAGGTCGGGCTGCTGCTTGCGTGGCTGGCTCAACCCGGGAAAGGAACACTTGTGCTTCGGAAACTTAGAGACTTGTTGATCGGACTCTTGCGACGCATTGCCGTTGTCCTAATCCTTGTACCGTCACTGTTAGCAGGGGTGCTTTACGTGATTGCCCTGTCGTTCGTGTTTCTCTGGAACGGACACTTGTCTACGGACAACCCGTCTAAAACTAAGGACAGGTTGGACAGAGGGTACAATGCAGTACTCAGGGGGATCGCAAAGGTGGTGAGGGTAAGCCAAAGAGAAGGGAGTTAAATGCGCGCTAGGTATGATGGTTCATGTGGTCGTTGCGGCAAGCCATTTTATGCTGGCGTAGATGAAATCAAAATGACTCCCGAAAATGCTTGGGATCGTGGTGTCTGGCATCACGAAGATTGCAACAGCAGAGAAGGATTGAGTAATGCCAAAGGTGGGGAAAAAGAAGTACCCGTACACAACAAAGGGTAGGGCTGCTGCCAAGCGCGCTGCCAAGAAGAAGATGAAGCCGCGAAAGAAGTAAGCCTATGAGTCGTTATACCTGGCAGAAATGGATGGCTGTAACTAACGGCCTGATCGCGTCAGGCGTATGGGTCACGCTGATTTATCTGGTGGTGACGTGAGCACTTCACTATGCTGCCTGTTCGATGCTCACCCTGACTGCGCTTACGAGAAGTGCGGGTGTCAGTGTCACTGTTGATCGAGGTAAGTAACCCCGACCGCTAGTGCGCTCCATGCGTGGCCTGAGATGCCCTTGAGTGGCCCAATGTGGGTGGAGTAGCCGCAGTTGTCGTTGTTGTTGAGCGCACCTAAATCACAGTGGCAGTCACCGCACGGATCGTGGTCACGCCCTACCCAACCCTTGCCCTTACAGGTCTGACACTTTTTCCCGCCAATAGCTACCTCGTCACCGCCGAAGCGGTCGATCAGGGCTTGGCGCACGTTGCTGTCTTTGGCAGAGGCTACACCACAGAGGTGCGTCTTGATTGTCGGGCGCAAGATGTAGGTCGTCTGACCGTCATGGGCTTGTTGGAAGCGTCCGGTCCATCGGACTGTCTCAAACGTGTCCCTGCCAACAGCCGTACCGTAATTCCCGATGTCTTCAATGACGAGTGGTACAGGGACGAACTGCCACCGATCACCCGTGTCTCCCAAAACCTGCGATAGACGATTGAAGTCGGACACTGGAGTTGTAAACACACTCCCGCCCTTTATCACCATGAGTAGGTTCTCGTTGCCGTCCCAGCCCCACTCAGTCGGTACGCCGTCCTCTAGCAAGCACCATCCAGATTTCGTAGGGCCAGGGTCGATTGCGAATACTTTCATTTTTTCTTATCCACTACACAGGCGACGGTTATAAACACCAGACCGAAAAGGGCAATCCCGAATATCTTCTTCTTCATTCTTCTCCTATTTGTAGTGGCTAGAGCAACACGCCCTGTGCCAGTCGGTTTGCTGAGATCTCGCAGTAGCGTTCTTCTATCTCGATGCCGATTGCGTTACGGCCCAAGTCCTTCGCCGCCCTGAGCGTGGTTCCTGATCCCATGAATGGATCGAGGACGGTCGAAACGTCATCGGGGGCTTGCTGGATACACCACTGAAATAGACTGACGGGCTTCTGTGTCGGGTGAGATCGGGTCGGCCCTGTTTGGCGGTGTCTTGTGAACTTACGGACAGCGGCATCAAGTGAAGTCCACGCCAATTCGCAATCAGCAAATGAGTCCCGCCCGTTGTCTTTATCCCAAACCAACCAACCACGACCGTCAGGTAGGTCCGAAGCGAAGTAATTACCGCCCCACACGATGGCGACTTGCCCCATCGCTATGACTTGCCTTAATAGTTCACCCGTAGGTCTGAAGTCCCAATTACCGCCGCCGTGTTTCTTTACCGATTGCTCTAACCAACCCTTACCGAACCCAAACAGAACGCCCCCATACGGCGGGTCAGTCAGCACGAGGTCCACAGGGTCCAGCGTCGGCAGTACGTCACGACAGTCCGCGTTGTAGATCGTGATGCCGTCCTGTTCGTAGTAGGGCTTCATGTAAACCTCGATATGAGCCACCCGGCTTCTATTGCTGCGAGTCGTTCCAGTGTAGTCGGGTTCGTTAGTTGCTCGTGGCACATGCGACAGACAGCAACGAACCGCTGGCCCTGCCTGTCTGCCTGTTCTCCCGGCACGATAGCCCCTCCTGCGCTGCGAGGGAGGGCTTCATGCACGTCGATGCTTCGGGTTGTGCAGTTGTCCCACGAGATTTCGCATACGGGGTTGTCGGCCAGGAACTCGGCGACGAACTTGCGCCGTTCCGGTGCTACTGCTTTCCGTTTCGCTGACTGTCGCGAGATCGGCGTGCGAGTGAGTTGCTTGGTGCTACGGGTTAGCATCTTTGAACGCGGTAGCGAAGCCTTGCGGCGTAGCGGAGCGCGCCGTTTTAGTGGCATCAGTGTCCCCTCCAAACTTACTCCACATAGCGGAGCCTTCACTTGCAAATACAGGACTCTTCTGGGGAACCTGGAAGTCGCCCCAAAGCTGAGTGCGTTTCGTATACGGGTCGCCGTATTCGTTCGGATCGAAACGAAACGCCGGGTTTCCAAGCCATCGCACAATCCTGCCAATCGGATTCTCTAACGCCCACCACTTCGGACGCACTGCGTGAACGATACGGATACATGCGTCGGCAACAGCCAGCCCTTCTCTGAGGTCATCATCGGTGCGTTCCCACCGTGCGCCCGAACTTGCAAACACCGTGCAAGGTGGTGCAGCTAAGACTCCCTGCACGAGGCCGACGTAATCACGAACATCATTCTCTCGACCAGGCCAGAGGCGTGCGTCACCGCCGGTCTTAATATCTACGACTTCGACGGTATACCCGGCCTCCCTGTACGGCTTTGACCAGGAGCCAGTGCCTCCGCAGAGGTCAAGAATTATTCCGCGCACTATCCATCCTTCGTAATGTTCTGACGTTAAAGAAACCTTGAAGTCCAGGTTCGTTCAGCATAATCAGGCGAGCGTACTCAGCACGAAAGTCGTTCGACAACTTGAACGGCTCTTCGCCACTGGTCCCTGCTTGCAGGTGTAGCCAGCGCATCCGTTCATAGATCAACGACACCCCGCACTTCTGGAGTCCGAACTGATTCTTAACCTGTAAGGACAAGCGCACGATCATTTCGTAGACGCGAGGGTTGGCCTTGTGGAACGCGTTGAACCGCTGGCGAATGGTTGCGTCAGGGGTTGCAGCGATGCGCTCTTGCCATGTGTTGTCGATGTTCCCGAACTTGGTGTCTATCGTTTCAGGCACAGCATCTTCAGTAACGCTGCACAGGCGACACCGGCGTACTCCAAACAGGTCGCCTCGGAAGTCGTGGCTGCACTCGTCGCTCATTTGTTCCAGTTCCTTGACTTGCAGTCGGGGCAAGCCTTCGGGTTCGGTACACGGGGCATCCAGGCGTAGTCACACTTCTTGCAGGTGACTTCGGTCAGGTTTGTCATATCTCTCTCCTTTATTATTACTCAGATAATAGCACACACTTAGGTTAGCTTTGGACGCACCCTCCGCAAATGACCGGGCCTGATGAGGGGCAAGACTTGGGCTTCCAGACGCACCCTGAGTAGCCCTGAGTGGCCCGGAGAGCCACGTCTGAGGCGGCGCACCAGTGAAGACGCTCATGGAACATATCGAGACGCTCTCCGATCACCGGGTCAGGGTTCATCGCGGTGTATGCCGGGTCATCTCGTATGTTCATCCAGGCGTTGTGAAGCCATTGGATGTCGGCGCGTACACCGGCAACGGTCGCGTAGCGTTCAGTTGTTTGTTTCATTTACGTTGCCTCCCCCTCCTGTGCAACGACAGGTAACACCAACCGCATTCATCGACTCCTGTTTACAATCCCCGATCAAGTGGATCATATGCCCACACTCAGGGCAAAGTGCCAAAATTCTATTTTTAGTAAAGAGAGCCTCGTCTAACATCAGAGCCTCACGTATCTCATCCTCAGTGTAGGTATCCTTAAAATTTTCCATGGAATCAAAGTTATATTCTCTAGGCATGTCCAAGTTCACTTTCATCTTTCCACCACGGCATAACATCTTCATCAGTGTTATGCGGTGTTACGTTTTTGTTATGCGCAGGGGTCGTAACACTGGCCCCCCTTACAGGGGCCATATGTGTTACGCCTTCTTCCTCTGATTCTGAGTGAGTTGGTTCATCTTCGATGTTATGTGCCATTAACCCCCATGCTCCACTCCCGACGCTCTGAACAAAGCGTGTGTTCCTCCCCCGGTTAAGAGGTGTGCGAACGTCAGCCTCTTTCACGTCCAGTTCTTCAGCGATCTCTTCCACCTTCAATACTCGCCCCCGCAATACCGCAGCAATCCGGTCAGCCATGATTAGTTTCTTGGAAAGCGTGGGAATTGATGCCATATCTGCGCTGACGTAGCGGATCGAATCCTCGTTGACCTCAAGGTTGAGCGCGAAAGGTTTGGGCCTCTGCCCTAACGTATTGATCTTGTTCGGGATCAACCCAACCGTGTTGCTGTCCTCGTCACGTTTCATCTGCCATACGATCCTCGGCAGGTTGCGGTACATCACCGACCCCAGAGGTGAATCCTCTGAGCCTTTGCTGACGTGGGTCAGGCCGACAATGGCGCACCCAGGTATTGACGAGGAAGCTGAGAAGAATACGCGTGCAGTCTCGGCATCGTTGGGATCGCTCCCGGCTGACCCGACGAGGCTGTCGATCACGACCATCTTCACGTCGAACTCAACGACTATGCGCTGAATGGCCTCGATGTTCTCTGCCAGTGCGCCACCCATACGGCGGTAGATGAATCGCTCTTGCCATGCAGGATCAAGGTTCGACCCTCTTGCAAGTGAATGTGCTGTCCCGATCACATCGTCAGGACTTGCCTCAAAATCGACGTAGAGCGACGAGAAGGGTTCATCCACCCGAAGACCCGGCACAATGCTCTTCCCTGCGCCTCCGCTTACGCAGACCGCCGTGTAGAGGGTGCTCTTGCCCGCGCCCCCGTCGGCGAAGCAGGTATTCACGACCTGGCTTTTGACCAGGGGCCATACCAGCCACGGCGGTTCGGGCTTCGGGGTATACGACGCAGCGGTGTGCGTCTCTCCGTCGTGACGCAGGTGCTCGGACGTTTCAAAGACGACGTGCTGAACGTACTCGGCCCAGGAGTGCGGCTCCCGCTCGCGTAGCTGCCGTAACAGGTCGATCTTCCCGCTACCGGATTGCAGGTTCAAGCGAACCGGGCCGTAGATCACGCCGTTCATCTGCGTCCAGAACGTGAGGAAGGTGTGTATCCCCTGCCGATCCTTGTAGATGCCCTCTGCCCTGATCGTGACCTTGCTGTCGGGCCAGAAGAACTTGATTGAGTTCGGCAGGGTCGTGTCCATAGTTGGCTTCGGGATTGCTGCCGGGACGATGCCTTCTTCTGCCATGATCTCGTCGATAGATTTAGATTTCTTAGCCATTACCTGTCCTTTGCAGCAGCGTTATCACATCGCCGCTCTCGTTGCATGTGAAGCAGTAGAAATGCTGATCGTCGATATAAACGGCGAACGATGTCGGGTTGTCGCCGTGATGCAGGGGACACTTGCCCCTGCCGGTGTTGCCGTGCCAGCGCATGGTCGTGACCCGGTTGGCTATGTCCTCGATGCGGGTCTGCGCCTTGATCTGGGCGATGTTGTTCTTCTCGATGAATTGCCTCCTGTAACCTTCGGGCCAGTAGCCGTGGTCGCGCGCCCAACGCACACCGTACTCGACAGCCTCGTCAGCTTCCATCCCGAACTCTGCCATGAGTAATGCCCAGTGTTTGGTCGCCGCCTCGAAGTCCTCAAACGCTGTTGCCCAGTACCCTGCTACGTCGTTTCGGTACGTCGGCAGAGTCGGCTCGTAAACGTAGCCAGGATCATCCCATTCGGGGAGCCATTCACTCATTTGCTGGCACAGGGATTGAGCAGTCGGGACACATTTCCACATGCCTATCTTTTGTTTCGCTCTTGCCGTGGAAGTGACCCTCGCAGGACTCGATGCAGAGGCACCGGGGGCAACTCTTAACCGTGGGCGACCACCCGCAACGACACTCTAATCCGTAGAGGCCGTCGCGGAGGCCGTTCTCCCCACAGTGAGGGCATAACGCCGTCATTCAGTTTCTTCTTCCGGGGCCGGTGGCGGTGCGCCGTGCTTCAACTCGTACAGGCCGTCGAACCACATCTGTCGCAACCAGTCCACCTGCTCGGTCGTGAACAACTCGGATGAGGCGTTCGCTGCGAGCACTTGGAGCATCAACCCTGCCTCCTTCACACCGACCTGCTTCTCAATGCTCTCGCGTTGAGCGTCACGCTTCGGCTGCTGGGGCGGGTCGATGTGCTCCCCGTACTCGGGATTATCGGCCTCGTTGTAGTAGTCTCTTTTCGGTGGGTTGTTCGCCCAATCTGCGGTCTGCTCCGGTGTGACAACAGGACCGGCAGGGCCGGGAACCAGGTTGCCTTGCGGGTCGTAACGTGCCACCTGACCGTCGGGGAGGACGGCTGACACGATGTCAAGGTACGGTCGGTTAGGGCTGTTGTCCTTAACTGTCCAGACCACTAGATATTGCGACCCGACGTTTAACTGCATGTTCGGCTGATCCCTGGGTGCTTTGTAGAACCCGTCGATCTCTCCGAACGCCCAAGAGTTGCCCCACTGGGGGTTGCCAAGTCTCGTCACGGTTAGCAGTTGCGGTCCGTGAGTTGTTCGTTCGTTCTGCGTCATCTCTTATCTCCTTGCGCCATTCGGCGCACCTCTTTGCGTATTAGTTTCTTCCTTGCCCACTCAGCACCGAGCAGTAGCCTTAATTCCAAAGTCAAAGTCATTCCAGACTTACATTCCGTACATTCTGGACAGTTTGATTTGGTGCTATTGCCGGGAATTGTCAACTGACCTCGGTTTCGCCCTCCCAGGATGAACAGTTCTTGCCTTCGCAATCGGGATCGCATACTGATCGCCTTGATCCTCGTATTTTTTGACTTCCCGCATGTCGAACTGTCTCGGTGGCGGCGGCTTCGGCTCGGTGAGCAGCTTCTCAAAATCGGCTGGGGCCATCACCTCGGCCAGAACCGCTAGAGGCCCGTCCAGCGACTTCTCCCATTTAATAGTGGGCTTGCATGTGACTTCGACACCTGGCCCCTTTGCGAACGTTTGAGGTTTGACCTCCTTACCAGTTTCCTCAGACCGACGTTTCGCATCGTCAGCCAGTTTCCGAAACTCAGCAGTTATGTCGTTTTCAATTTCGTGGCGTTCCATTTCCGCGTCGCGCACGTCGGCATCAGCCGACCGCCACATCTGGAGCAAGTGATCTAAGTTACTCATCTCGTTTCTCCTTTCGGACGGATAGTGGCTGGTCGAAGTGTGCATCGCGAGCCTTGAACCAGCCTTCCAAATCCCCGTACTTTTGCATATCCTCCGGTGTCGGTTTGTCCCATCGTCGGGCCTCAGCTCGGAGCCACGCATCCTCGTGGCGTAACTCGTCATTCTGCCAGTCGAGCATGGCCTGTCGGTCGTCCTGATCCCCGCCTGAAAAGTCGGGCGGTACGGTATACCTGCTCATTGCATCTGCTCCTCTCGTAATTGATCCAGGTAGTGGTCGGCTGCGCTGACTGCGCGCTCGACCATCAGGTCGTGGCAGCAGCACTCGTGGCCTTTCCGGTCTCCAAAGACCAATGCCCTCCCACATGCGTCATGTAATACGTCGCGAGCGTTCTCGACTGAGACATTTACGAACGTGTGATTTCCGTCATAGTCATGCTCGATATAGTCGGTGTCCTCAAGCGGACAGCCCTCCATGTGTACCCCGTCCCAAGAGCGGCTGAAGTCACTCATGCTTGCCCCTCCTTGTCGAGCGCAGCCAGTAAAGCTGCTGCTGCTGTAGCAATCTCGCAGTATGTCAACGCCTGTTTCCGGTAACTCTCGGCGAATATGTCGGTGCTATTTGAAACCTTCATCGCACTCTCAGCGTTTTGCAGCGCGCGACGTGCGATGCCCTCGTATTCTTCTCGCATCTCTAGTCCCTCTCGTTATTCAGTTGGCGAGCAGTTTCCTGTTGGAGCAGGTTGAACTGCTCGGTTGACAGATGCGCGCGGGCCACGCTTACGAATACGCCTTGATGCGACCTGGCCCTTGCCTCCTTACTGGCCCTATTTAAGTGACCCATAGACCTGCGGAGGGCATCAATATATGACATGATGTACCTCCTGGCCCCCTCTGCATTAACGACCCACATCCTTTCGGTCAGCAACTCATCTTCCGGTATCGCATTGGACTCCAGCCGCGCGTGATGACGATCAATGTTTACGTCTAGCGCGATGAGCCTTTGCTCGTGGCTTGCGATTTCGTCGGACAGATCAACCGCCGACAGTCCATCTATCGACAGCAGTTGCCCATGTTCGTCGCGCTCTAGTTCTTCTAGTTCCATTTGTCCTCCAATCTGCCGGGTATCAGCCCGACCTCTGCGTAGATTACTACTATCGGATTCCAGATTCAACTGTGCGTGTCACCTGGCCTTTCTTCCTGCCTCCGCTCGCGCATCTGCGATCAGGCGTTCGAGTCCATCCATCTTGTGGTCAACCTCGACCCGGTCGTCGATTACCTGCTGGGGCTGCTTGGGGTGCGGGAGGCCGAACAGGAATCCGGGGCCGTTGCCTTCCTCGTCCTGGCTGACTTCGATAGTAAAGTCCTCGGCATAATCTCTCAGCTTGACGGTGAACGTGGGCCAGTATTGACCCTCGTATTCCCCCTGCGCCAACTCGACTTTGGTGATACGTGCGCCTAACAGCGCGCCGTAGTAGTCCTGATAGAACTGTTTCGAGTCCATCGGTTACTTCCCCTCTGCCGCGGCGATTACGACGCGGGCTGCGTTCATCAGTGGCCTGAGATCACCTTCGTCCATGTCGTACCAGTCGAGCAGGTCGGTCAGTGCCTCCTTCATGGCGGGGTACGCGTTGTGACGTATGACGAGTTCCTGCCCGTAGTTGTACCGGCCTTGCCCGTTCATAGTGCCAATCAGTTCGGGGCCGTGTTCGCCGTCTAGCAGCAACTTCCCGCTGCCGAAGCCAGTCGGCTCGTAGTCCAGAGTAATCGGCCCCGGTGTGTGCTGTGTCATTTGTCTCAGTCCTTTCCCGCCGTTCAGGGCGGCTCCTAGTTTATGTGCTAGTCGCACATGGTCAGCGAGGCAACGTCGCCGCTGCCGCGCTGAACGCGTGGGTCTAACGTGCGTATCGGTTGCGTTTTGCGAATCGGTCGGTTGCGCCGTCCAGGTTGCGGTCGAGCATCCCGCTTACCATCGCGCCCTCGTCGCCGCGCATGTTCAGGGCGATGTATACGACTTCCGCGCCCGGTGCTGCGTTCTGGAAGCTGCGCCGTTCGCCGTTGATCTCGGTCGGTTTCACTTCGGCCCGCGATAGGGTCAGCCGGGTCGCGTGATTCTCGCCGTCCAGGATCGGCTTCAGGTTGGATAGCACCGCGTCGATGAAGGCACTAGACCCGCCTATGCGAATCGAGTCAGTGCCGTACTTCGACCCGCTGGCCTTGTACGGGATCGGGGCCATAACCGCGAGCGGGTCGGCTCCTGGCTCTAGTGCGGCCCACTGTTTCAGGGCCTCGGCTTTCGTAGTCATTAGGTTCTTGATCCTCTCGCCCGGCTATCAGGCCGGGATTCTGTGCGGCGGGTTCGCCGCCTGTCGTGATACGAGTGTATCAAATTACTACTATCGCCGTCAGCGTTACCGGGTGACGGTCCCGGCTGGTTGTGTTTATCGTGCCGCGGACTACGGGCCGCGACTCCCGGTGGAACTAAACGAGAACGCTCGCGTAGAACTCGGCCCACGTGGGGTTGCCTTCGGCCCTGATTAGTTCCCGCACGTATTCCACGCCGTCGGGTGTTAGTGGGTTTTCTAAGAACACGCCGCATACATCACAGTGGGCAGGAGTGTCAGACTCGCCGCCGCCGTCGGCGTACGGGCCTTGTGGGTACGTGTCTGAGTCGTCCATCCCTTGAAGATCACCACCTGCCATGATGCGGTCACGGTTCAAGATCCGCATGGCCTGATTCGCGCACGGCTCGCAATAAATCGCGGCGTTGTAGATATAAGCGTTCATAGTTTTGTACTCCTGGCTCCCGGTACTCCTACCGGGCGTAGTGTTGTCGGCTTGTGCGCCGTGACAGGAGGCAAGCGGTTAACTTGCAACCTGTCCGCAGCGGTCAAGCGTTGCGGGCTGGGATCATAGGCGCGCCTCTCGCCGCGCCGTCTGTGCTGCGTCTATGGCAATCCTGGCCGCGCTGCGCGCCTCACGTAGTTCGCGCCGTGCGTCAGCGATCCCCCCGCGATACCCGATCGCGGCGTGTTCCATCTTCGCGGCCATCGTAACAATACGCTCGCGCCCCATGGCCGCGCGTAAGTCCGCGTTTGCGTCTGCGCGCAATTCGTCCGCGGCTTCCGCGGCCAGTCTCAGGTTCACGGCTAGCGTGCCGAGGTAGTCAGTAATCTGTGACATGCTCTCTACTCCCGTTTGTTGCCGTCCAGGTTGCGCGGACAGCCCCGCGCAGGCGTATTGCATAGGCTTACCTCTATTGAAACTTTCCCATTGGGTGGATAACGATGTTTTTCGCACCTGCGCCGCGGTTACCGTTGCACAGCCCACAATCCGCACAGGTCACGCCGCGGGATTCCGCGGGGCAGGTGATCTCATTTTCCTGTGCGCCTAGTTGCTGTACATCTACTCGATAGGTCCTGTAGCCCATAGATTGGGCTTCCGCGGCTTCGTCTAGCGTCGTCACAGACGCCATGGAAAACGCTTGCACTTGCGCGGTGCGCCACTGATGCGAGTAGGACGTTCCGCGGCGTCTATCCAATTGCGTCCATACATCCGCAGGAACAACCGCGGGATCACCGTATGCACCTTGGCGCACTGGCATCCTGGACGCTTCGACTATGTCGCCTAATTCCGCGGGGGATATCCGCGGCATGTTGCCCGCGTTCCATGAGTTCCACATCACAGTGAGCCAACCAAGGTTTACGTAGCACTCCGCGGTTTGTATGCCTGTCTCAAGCTTGGCAGTGCGTACCGTGAATTGTCGCAACGGGCACTCGCCACAGACGGATCGATCCAGGCCTAGCTTCGACGCGTCCACAGGTGACATATCCATTCTGAGAATATACGTTTGGACCATTGCGCCAGTTTTCCTGTTAGTCGATTTATTAATGAGACCTGTCGCAATCGCGACCACTGGCGCGCCATCTAGGCCGACGCCGCGCCAGAACTCGTAAGAGGATGGTTTAGTTGCTGTTGTCATAGGTTGGGTTACTCCCTGGCTGTCCCGGCGTTCATGCCGGGATATATGCGCGTCGGGCAAGTCGCCGCCGACGCTCGGCTTAGGCTCTAGGCTTGCGGCTTAAATACGAATATGTAGTCTCCGCCGTTGTAGCCTGAAATCAGGTTTTCCGGCTTCGTGTAGGTGAAACCTTCCGCGGTCAACTTTTCGCACATGGCAACCGCGGCAACCTTGAACACGTCCTCACCGTGGTTTGCCTCATACGGGTACGGTACGGAAACGCGCCGCTTCCAGTCGAGACCGTCGCGAACGGTTGCGGAGATTCGTGAGCCGCCGCGATTCGTTGCGCCGTGGTATTTCGTGATAATTGCGAGCATGATTTACGTTCTCCTGGAATTGTGACCGGCGTTCATACCGGCGTGGTGTTTCGGTAGCTTGTGCGCTACGTATGCGCCACACGGGAAGCGTGGCGCAAGGCGTAACGGGCAAACGGGTTACGCCTGGACTTCAAACCTCCGAATCTCGGACTCTGGCGCGCGGGTTGTTCGTCCCTCCGCGTCATAATAGAGCCACTGTGGCTCACCACTTATACGAGCAACCCAACCGTCACGGTATGCGGGCATGGTGGCATCGCCTCCGCGCATACGATCCCGAATCGTAACTTCGCATGGGCCGTCATGCACGTGCGGCTGTTCGTGGCAACGGTTGTTCGTGCGTTCTGTCGTGGTCATGGTCTCGATTCCTTCCCCGGTGTTCATACCGGACTGTTTTGTGTTCGCCCCGGAAGCGGGCGGGCTTTTCTTTTTATCTTATCATAATAATGTCAAGCCCTGTCAAGTGGTACCGGTAGCAGTTTGGTACGATAGGCGCATGACAATCAGTAAACACGTTAAAGATAAAGCCATAGAAGCATACCGGGAAGGCATGCATACAGTTGAAGTGGCCGCGCTATGTGGTATCAGTCGCCAGGTACTCGACAAGTGGCGTAGAGAAGGCGCAGACGGTACCGGACCCCATGCAGCGTTCGCACGTGAGGCAGCAGCAGCAGAGGCAGAACATGTGCGTGACACGATTCGTATCCTAAATGGCTCGCGCGCATCCGATCCCAACCTTGCACTTAAGCTCCTGCAAGCTGATCCGAAGACAAGGGACCGCTACGGCGCACGTGTTCCAGAGGATACAGGGGGACTGGCTGGACTAGGCGCACTGTACGCAGCGTTGACTAGCGTGGTCAGTACTGAACCCGCGCGACTCGGCGCAGCTGAACCGTTGCCGTTGTTGGAGGAAGTGAGAGAGGTAGAGGAGGAAGCAGGCAGTAACGGTAGCAGGCAGCAGCAGGAACAGTAGCAAGCAGGAGTAGGGGGGGGTAGGGGTATTAGTTAGAGGTTGTAGTAGTAGATAGTGTAGGTACCCGCCGCTACATTTCTGACGCTACTTTTGTTGCGGATACTACTAGGTGCTAAGTATCTGTGTAACATTGTGTAACGTGTTACGTAACATGTTATGCGGGCTGTTTTAGCTTTAGGATTGAGGTTATCGGCATAACGTTCTGGCCCGTTGAGGCCAGGTTGTTATGACGTTGTTTGGGGATTAGAGCCGTAACAACCTCGTCTTGGGGACGAGAACGTTACGTCTTGATGCTTGAGGTAAAAGCGGACCTTGAATTAGTTAGTGTTGTTTGGGAGTGTCGCTTTCGCTCGCTTTGCTCGCTACAGCAACCGCGTAAGGAAGGGGTGTGTGTGTGTTGTGAGCAGTTTTGATTCTTGCTGAGGAACGGGCAGCGCGAGAACGGGATTGCGCTTGCTTCGCTACCGGCATTGCCAGGTTTTGTTGCGGGGGTTGTATTTGCTTTGTCAGTTGAGGTTAAGGTGTTCTGTCTCCGGTCGGTTGTCGAAGATGAAGATTTCTTTGCCGTGATTATCAACGATCCCGTCAAAGATTACGATATCGGGGTCGCAGGTGCATCCCATTCCATCACCTTCAGTGTCTACGGCGCACCAGTCGTCATGGTATGCGATGGCGGACTTAACTTCTCCGGGTCGTACAGACCTTCGGATGGATTGGATTAGTATTTCGAGTCGTCCCATTAGTTGTATTTAAGACCGCCGTACATCTTGTGGTTTCCGTTGTGGCCTTTCCACTTAACGCAGACGAACTCGCGTCCCTTCTGTGTTGCTTTGAGGCCACAGGCAGCGTCATCCAAGAAGGCCATGAATGATAAGCCTTTTCCGAACATCCCACGATTTTTGCGTTTAGGCAAAGAAAAAGCCCCCGGCTCCTGCTGCATAGCCCTCAGTTACGAGAACACAGGTGCTCGGGGGCTATGCGCATACAGCGTATCACAAACTTGTCTCTAACGCGTGGCGTTGGTAGATTACGGGAGAATTAGAAACGAAAAAGAGAGAGGCTGATGCTGATACAGGTTAACGAGAAACGATGGCTCGCAGAACCCGAAGCGGTGTATCGAGACCACCCCATTACAGGACCAGCAGGTGATTGGGACACCGAACAGTGGGTTGCCCGTATGCCGAGCGGCACGCTTGAGTGGCTCTCGGACGAGGAGTACGAGCGGCTGATTGAAGTTGTGCCTGCCAAGAAACTTCCGGGGCGTCATATAAAAACACTTGGACTTGGCGCAAGGCAGTTGAATATGCTGCTCCGAGACGGTGTAACTTCGGTTGAAGAACTCGAACGCTATTCAAAACGTGAATTACAAGCGACTCGGGGAATCGGCAAAGAAGGAGTAGCCGAAATCTGGAAGGCACTTGGACGCCATGCAAACGACAACAACGAACATTTTTTGTTACATGTGGGATTAGGTAGTGGCCGATGACTCGTGAAGAAGTAAATATTTAGAGTTACGTCTTTTCTGCTACACTCCTATTTGTGCGGAAGCCCTCCCCGCACCGCTTTCGGTGGCCTGCCCCGTACACTTCTCCTGTATCCAAAAAGTGTTTTATCTCCGGGGCAGGTCATTTTGTTACACTTCGGATTGTGTTATCTGAACCTGTTATACGCGCTCTCTGGTCCCAGCTTGACGATTCCGACCCTATCGGCCATCCAGGTCAGGGGTGGGTAGCCCCTTCAGGGATTCACGAAGAGTTCATCTTCAACGATACGGCGGAAACGTACCTGGTTTGCGGCGGAGACCGGGGCGCAAAGACCACTACGACGGCTATGAAGGCGTATCTTCTTGCGCTGGAATTTATTTCGACTTATCCACTGGATGCAGGCGGTCATGTTGCATGGGTTGTTGCGGATAATTACAACCTCACAGCGACCGAAATGCGCGACTGTATAGGCGAATGGCTTATGCAAATGCCAGAAATAGCCCAGACACGGGGAAAAGAGGGGGGATTTAAGCAAACCGCCCGTATTGACCCCGGAACCATCGAAATTCCCACACCAAATGGCAAGACCTTCAAAATAGAAACAAAGTCTGTCGGAGACCCTATGAACGCGATGCGCGCGGAAGGGCCGGTTTGGATACTCGCCTGCGAAGCTGCGCTACTTTCCCACGACTTCTATCTCAGGGCGCAAGGTCGTCTCGGCCAGATACGAGGCCAATCTAACGGGAAGTTCGGACAACTCATCATGTCGGGAACTCTCGAAGGGTCTCTCGGCTGGTATCCGACCCAGTACACGAAGTGGAAATCAGAGACAGAGGCTACGTTAGACAAGGCTGCTGTCTACTCATTCCGATCCCAGGACAACCCGTTTGCGTGGCCTGGAGGTGCGGAAAACGCACAACTCAAGCAATTAGAGCGGGAACTGCCCGAAGCGTTGTTTATGGAGCGGTATCTTGCCGTTCCGAGTCCTCCGAGCGGTCGTGTCCACGACAGGTTCGACTCTACGATTCACGTCAAAGAGGTCGAATACGATCCTGCGTTGCCTGTTTATCTGGGAATGGACCCCGGATATTCGGGTGCATCGTCTAATTACGCGATTGTTGTGGCTCAGAAAAAGAACATTCAGCGTGCTGACGGTCGGTC